CTTAGCATGAGCAACAGGGTTGTTACCACGGTCAAGTAAGTAGTAGGCAGAGGCTAAACCAATGTTGTAGGCAGTGGAGAGAGCAGCGTTGGCTACATTGGCAACATCGAAACCAGGGAGACGCGTGTTGTCAGCGAATACTGGGTCAGCAGCGGTAACTTCATCATTGTCATTACCTTGGCCTAAACCTTGAGAAACAGCAGTAAGATCACCAGCAGATAAGTATAAAGCTTGGTTCATGGAACCAGCGGTTAAAGGACTGCCAGCACCAACTAAACCTTGACCATAGGGAGAGCCAGGGGTACCAGTGAAAGGACTGACATCAATGGCATCAGTGTAGTTGAACCATTGGGGACCACCAACTTTTTGGGTATCTTGTTGGTTAACGTTGGAGTCAGGTTGAACAACCCAGATAAGTTCCTTAACAGGGTGGTTGAAGTTAAGTTTGATCTTGTTGTTGGTTGAGTTGACTGATTCAGCACCAGTGTATTGGAGTTGTTCAATAAGGTATTCGTGGGAAGTTTGAGCGAAACGACGACGTTCATCAGTATCAAGGTAGACATAATCAACATAGAGAGAAGCAGCCTTGAGAGAAGGAAGAGTGAATGAACTACCGCCAGTGCCAGCAGCATACCAGTAGCAACCTTGGGCATCACGGAATTCCATGTTGATCTTGACTTCATGGTATTGGAGAGCAATAAGAGGAAGAGCAAGACCTGGGTTGCGGCAAAACCAGAATTCAAGAGGAACGAATAAAACAGTTTCAGGCATGCAAGCAGAGGTATCGCAAGCACCGAAAGCAAAGTTGTTTTGGTTAGCAACAGCGTTAGCAGGGACGATAACATCACTGGTAGTACCAGAGATGGGTTGGACTAAACGAGGAACGTTACCAACCATGGAGGCATAACCTTCTTGTTTACCTGAGGCTTGGGTAAGTTCATTCCAGATGTGCATCCAGTCACCATATTGACGGTCAATACGTTGACCACCAATTTCAACTTCAACAATACGGATCATAACGTGGCCGAGCCAGTTTAACCAACGGAATTGTTGGGTACCAGAAACAGTAACTTGAGGAAGAGTGACTTGGAGATATACACGGTAGATAAGATCACCATTACGTGAGATAGTGCAAGTTACCTTGCGACCCCAGTCAGCAGCACCATTGAAGGTTTGTTCAATAGATTCCATAGAGAAGTTAGTATGACGTTTGTAGGAAACCTTCCAGAAAGTAATTTGAGGATTACCAGTAAGGTAAATATCCTGAGCACCATAAGCGACAAGTTGCATTAAACCACCACCCATTTTGTTTTTGTTTTATATAATATAAACAGAAAAAATTTTCAAGAAAACGCACTTAACAAATTAATAAATAATATCTTAACTGAGAAAAAATTTTATTAGACCAAATGTCTTTTTAACAATTTAGTTAGATTTATATTTCCACAGAGTTCCCTATTTTTTTTAAATTCCATAGTATTATTTCCTAAATACCTAAAATTCCAACCATCTCTAATCATACTATAAATAAATGAAATCTTTATTAATTCAATTACAATATCTTGATTAACCATAGTATATTTAATAATATAATATTTTTATGGAATATTTAGACGAATTTCAATAGAAATTCTAATAAAATTAATAAAAAAATAGTATTTTATCTTTTTCATTTAAAATTTAGATACCATGTATTAAATATAAAAAGTCCTTATGATAATATTTAAAGATAAAGGGAAAAAAAAGGACAATATACACATTAATATAGACAATAAACACCAAGAAGTAATCAGAAATTTTGAAAATCAAAAAAATGAATTAGCAATTCTTAAAGACCGACACAATCTACTTACACAATCATTTAATGAATTAAATAGTATCCCTAATTCTAATATAAATGATGAACAATTATACCAAAAATTCAAAATCAAATTAGATTTAGAAGATTTGGAAAAAAAAATAAATCAAATAGAAAATGAGGAAAATTCCAAACAATATTTTATCCATACTGGTCATATTTTATTTAACTACTATAATAAAATGAACCAAAATGATGATATTCCTGAATATGATACAAAAAACCCTTTATCAAAATCCATATTAGATTATTTTAAATGTAATGAAGATTCTAATAAAAATGTCACTGAAACAAAAAAGGAAAAAAGTAATAATGTTCCAACACCTGAAAAGAAAAGAACTCTTACAAAGTCCCAAATGTTAGATAAATATATGAATTTTGTAGATAGTAGATGTATAACAGACAAAGATAAAGAAGATGATGTAGAAGTTTGTAAAGAATGCAATCAGCAAAAATTATTTATTCACGCTGAAGGATTAATGGTTTGTCAGAAATGTGGTAGTCAAGAATATGTATTTATAGACTGTGACAAACCAAGTTACAAAGAACCCCCAAAAGAAATTGCTTACTTTGCTTATAAGAGAATCAATCATTTCAATGAACATATATCACAATTCCAAGGAAAAGAATCTACCGAAATACCAACGAAAATATATGAAATGATAGAAAAAGAATTAAAGAAGGAACGTATTACTGACCTTTCTACATTAACTCCACAAAAAATAAGAGAAATACTTAGAAAGTTAGAATTAAATAAATATTATGAACATATACCACATATTATTAATCATTTAAATGGTATTCCTCCTCCCAATTTAACAAAAAGTCAAGAAGAAACACTTAGAGTTATGTTTAAAGAAATCCAGATACCTTTTATGAAGTATTGTCCACCTGATAGACAGAATTTTTCATCTTATCCATACATTCTTCATAAATTTTGTGAATTATTAGAATGGGATCATCTGTTACCTTGCTTTCCATTATTAAAATCACGTGAAAAACTACAAGAAGCTGATGAAACTTGGGAAAAAATATGTAATGATTTGGGTTGGGAATTCTATAAATCTATTTAATTATATGATATATTTACTTAGATTTAAATAACCAAGACCTTATATCACCTTTATTCTCAACTGGTATATTTTTTTTATTTTTAGTCTCTTTTTTTTTGGTTGGTTTTTCCAAAGCAGATAAACTATCTAAACTAATATCGCTTTCAGTAGATACTGAATGACTAGATGGAGAAGGGTCTTTACGTTGATCAATTGTCTGATAATATTCTACAACTTTTGGATGACATCTAATTCTAGTAGGATCAAAATTCAATATATTCAGACCATCAAGCGATTTAACTCTACTTAGAGCTACATAGATTTGACCATAACCACCTGAACCAGTAAATACATTTTTACCTATATCTATAACTGCTAAAGGAAGTGTCATTCCTTGTGAACGATGAATTGTACATCCATATCCTAATATCAAAGGAATACCCATAGCTTTTACAATATACATACCATCATTGATTTCCCATGTATATATGGCTATATTTTTAATACATCCGTTTGAAAATATAACTATAGGCTCACCATTCTCATTAAAACCTTCTATTTTTCCTTTACTACCATTTACTAAACCTTCTTCAATAGATAGATTAATTACTAAAATAACCTGACAACCAATACATAATTCAATATTTTCATCAATAGGTAATTGTGATCGAACTTTTCTTTCTATTTCTTGTTGATTAATTTCATTAACCATTGGATTATCAACATCACGCGTATCTATATTTATTTTCAATGAATATCTCCTATTTTCTTGATTCATTATACGTAATTTATGATAGTATTTTTGATTTATTTCATTTGCTTTCTCTCTAGTAGGAAATAATTGAACTGGCTCTACACCAAAAGGATTATTTAAATCTTTTCTAAATCTTTCCATTAACAAACTTGTAGTATCTTGATCTGATATTCCCATACGAATTTTCTGAAGTGTTTCTATAAAATCCTTGTCATTTTGTCTATGAATTGTTTTAAAATGAGCTACATAAATATCACTAGCATCCCATTCTGGTGTTTCAAAGCAAAATTCCATTTCATGATGCAATATGTGCTGTTCTAAAATAGGGGCCAATTGACAAAAATCACCACTCAATATTAATTGAATACCACCAAATGGAGACGCATTTTTACGAATAGATTGACCTAATTTATATAAAAGGCGAAATGTTCTAGGAGTCAACATAGATATTTCATCTATAATTAATATTTTTAAAGCTTTCCACTTTTTTATTAAATATCTATTCTTAGAAAGTCTTTGAACAAGTGCATATTCTTCTTCTCGACTAACACCTATTCCTGAAAAACTATGAATAGTAGTGCCTTTTATTAATAGAGCACTTGACCCAGTTGTACTAGTTATAGCTAAATTATTTCTCCAATCTTCTGGATATTCCTTTTTATATTCTTCTATAAAAATTTCAAGAACCTTAGATTTACCAGTACCTCCACCACCTGTAAGAAACACATTCTTTTTATTTTTTATTAGTTGTAAAGCTCGTAATTGTTCTGGGTCTAATTCAAAAGTCATTGCAAATGTTTTTAATTTTTATATCTGTGAATATAACGAATCAATTTTTTTCCTAAACATAAAGGAATATGTATATATTATTATTATTATTACTATGCGTAAACAACTATCTCCTTTGGCTTACTTAGTTAATAATTATCAAAATTATAATTTTATACACATTATTGACCCAAGAATCAAAGGGTTAACTATAGAGAGAGCTAATTATAAAAATATATATATATACTACATTGATCGAGAACACTATGATTTCATATTTTTATATAATAAATCTAATAAATTTTATAGACTTATGATAAGAAATAATAAAGATACTAAAAGTTTTTTGTTAGTTAATGATTTTTTTGATACAAAAGTTCAAGACTATTTTTTGTTTGACGAATTCTTATATCAATCTCGTGAGGAATTTGAGTTAAATATCAAAGATGCTGAAATTATTGAATGTTTAAAACGATTAGATACTTAAACTATCATCTCCCTCAACTATAGGATGTACTTTATCGTAATTTCTGACGATATGTTCCGGTGGAAAATATCTACAAGATTTTTTAATCTCTAATATCTTTCTTTCTACTTTATTTGCAAATTCTTGAATATTTTCATTGGGAAATCGTAATTCAAAATTAATCATAGTTAGTAGGTTATCATATTCTTCAGAAGCTATAAAATGACTTTCAGCTTTTGCCTGATATTTTAGAAAACTACTTACACTAAAAAGAATAGTATTTAATGCTGACAGAGAACCTGCTATTATTTTATTCATAAATACTTGTTGGTCTGAACCATCTGCTGGATATGCAAATGAATATACTGTTGCTGCTCCACTAATTGCTATTGCTGGAATATTAATAAAAGAATTCATCCTTTCATAATATTGAGCACACATTCTATGTAATTGTCGCTGTTTTCTAACCTTTCGCATAGTTGATGCTAAATTATAATTAGATTTTTCACTATGTTCTAATGGCATATTACTCATTGAAATCGATATAGATTCCAATTTTTCATTAGGTTCATTTTGAATAATAATTGGCTTGAAATTCTGGTCTGTATTGATAATAGAAGGAGCTAATTTATATACTAAATCTTTTTTCTCTGACTCATCTTTAATAACATTCACTACACTATTTATATTAGTTTCTTTGTTTTCCAATCCAGACATATATATTATATTAATGAATTTATCAAACAGTATTGAAAAAATTATTATAACCATTTTTATCCTTTTCCTTTAAATTTCTATCTTTAATCCAAGGATTTTCATCTTCAAACATACTACTAAATTGTTTCAATACATTACCTGAACTCAATTGCTCATCATAAAATGTCCTTGGTATATATCTATATTCAATTCTAGGATTAGGACAAACACTATATTGACGAGTATATCCAGTTAATACCATTACTATACCTGCTACAAATAACAATAAAATTAGAGATTTCATTATATACGTTTTCTAAAGAAAAAGATTTAATAAATATTTTCTGCTTTATTAAATATCTAAGGTCAAAATTAATTTACACCTTAGGTATTTATATAAGCCATTACTCTAGTCAAAGATGAATAGTCATTAAAAACTACCTTTAGATAATAACTCACATTAGAAAAAATGCCTATTGTAATTATCCACCAGAGGATGAATAGTTTTATTCATACTATTAATTATAGTCAAATCTTTATATTGTTTTAATTTTCTGAATAAAAAGAATTTAAAATTAAAATGATATAGATTAATTATTATAAAAATGGATTTTATAGAAATTACTAAAGAAATTAGTTTATTTGAATTTATATTTTTTATAAGTGTATTACCATTTTGGAAAGGAACTCAATTTATATTTAGTCGTATTTCTAATAATTTTGAAATAGCCAAAAATGCAAATCATTTTTTACATGCTGGTTTATTTGTAACATTATTTAGACTTAGTAATGTATTAGATATCAATTATTTAATATTATTATCAATGGGGTTTTATTCATATGATTTCTTATACATTCTCTACTCTATTTTAATATCTAAAGAAAAAATAATAAAACATTTACCTTATATTATACATCATTTAATTGCTAACTATGGACTATATTTAGCTTATATAAATTATTTTAGAGAACATATTCTATATTTATATTATTTATTGGAATTTTCAAATTTTATGCTATACACGAGTTATTACGTATCAAAGAAATGGCCTGACTATAAGAATTTACAATTAGTTAGTTTTTCTTTTCAATTTATTTGGTATTCATATTTTAGAGTCATTCGTTATGGCATTTATATGTACAAAATTTGGAATATATTTATGGAAACAGGTCCTTATGTTCAGTTAGCGAATTCTATATTATTTGGAATGGGTTTTTATTGGAGTTTTAATCTATTCAAAAAGATATTGAGAGACCTTAGAATCATAAGTGTTCCTATTAAGAAAAAATCAGAGTAGAAATGAATATAGATATTTTTAATCCTTATTCATTTTAACTTATAAACCAGCGGCCATACCCATTTGAGGGAAACCAACTAAATTAGCACCTAAACCAAAACCAGCACCTTGACGAGCAGCATAGCTAATACTAGGAGCAGCTAAATCAAGAACACTGAAAGTGGCAGCGGCAACAAGGGCAACTAATAGAGTTTCTTCAAGAGAGAATTTATTCTTACCAATGAGGAAAATAGCTACAGCAACAGCAGCACCTTCAATTAAATATTTAATAGCACGTTTGGCTACTTCTTGTAAGTCCATAGAACCGTCCATTTTGTGAGTTTTTATATTTCTAATGGAGAAAAAAAATTCCTACAAAAAAATTAATTATTAAAACAATTCAATCGTTTTTTAATGAAAATATATAAGAATATAATTCATAGGTATTTATATATTGTAAAATGTCTAAAGAAGAAGAACCTATTGAAGATTTTTTAGAAATAGATACTGAGATTCCTAATCAAAAATTTGCAGTACTTTCATTTCTTAGTCCTGAGAATGTATTAAAGAAAAAGGAGGTATTTTATTATAGTGAATTTCTTAAATGGATATGTGAACAGAGTGAATTTTTAGACCATGTTGTGTTAAAAGGTGAAAAAACTAGATTGAATTATTCCGAAGTTAAAGATAAATATGATGATTTTATTTATCAAAATGAGGACCGTTTAGAGACACAGTTTCATGAAATGCAAGATTTTAAAACAACCGTTCGTGGTTTGAAAGTGCGAGGTGTTTATAGTACACAAAGAGAGGCTGAAGTACGTGCTAAAGTATTACAGAGATTATATAAACGTGATAATATCTTTGTAGGTCCGGTTGGTTATTGGTTGCCATGGGATCCTAATCCGGATAAGGTTGAAAATGTTGAATATTTAGAACCAGAACTTAATAATTTGATGAAATTGTATAAAGAAAATGCTTCTAAACGTGATATTCATTATGCTGAAATGAAAGAGGAGATGATGAATAGAAAATTTACTGAAAAGAAATCTAATGAAGATTCACCTAACACAGTTTCTGAAGAAACTAAGCAAAAAGTATTTGAAGAAGCCGACCCTTGGATGAAACGTAAATTAGAGGAGCAAGATAATTAATTTTTCTAATAGATTAGTATAATGAATAATTTATTAGAAAAAGTTAGAAATATAAATACTGTAGATGACATGTTAGTTTTATTAAAAAGTAATTATGCTAAAAGTGAAAAGGATTTTAAATCTGGAATGACTATTGTAGCAATAAACAAAATGGATTTGGGAAATTATTCATATAAGTTAGATGCTAATCTAGGTGATATAGACCACCCAGAATTTAAACCATTTTTCTCTCCAAGAGATATGCTTAAATTTGGAGTGTTTGAAGGTAAATATTTAAATGATTGTGTATTAGAATATCCTAAAGAATGGTTTTTAGATGCAATTGGAGAAGGTACATTAAGTCCTAGTGGAGCTGATGTAAATTGTAATTTTTTCTCTATAAAAAGCAGAATGAATTTAGAAGATTGGATAGAAAAGGGATGGATACCTCAAATAGAAGGTGACCCAGATAATCGCGGTTGGTTCCAATGGTTTTGTAGATATTGGTTAGGGAGACGAATTCCTAATTTAGATGAAGTTCAAATAAAACGTTGGAAAGCATTCAAACGCCATTATGGTCAAGTTAGCAAAAATTGCCACGATTTAGATTGTCGCCCTAAACAACGCCAAGCATTACTTCAATGGAGCTATGATGCTTTTGTAGTTTCTAATGATTAGTTTCCTTTATAAATATCACTGACGCGTTCTCCAGCTACAATTTCATCTTTAATTGGATAGTTGCCATCACTATCAGGATCAGCCAATATATCAGACTCAATTTCTAAATCATTATCACTTATTTTTTTAGTACTTTCTAATACAATACGATAATGATATCCGGTTTTATCCGTAGGTATAACTTTAGCACTCTTATAACCTAAAATATCAGCTACTTGTTCTATCTGATATTTATACCAATTTAATATTTCATCGTGTGTTGCTTTTGGTGAAACAGATGAAACCTTTACATCAAAACTATATTGATAAGTTTTTTCTGTACGTTTTGAACGAGATTTAGTAGCTACCCTGTGGAGTAAAACACATCGTTTAGACTGTCCTAAGGTACATTCGGCAGAATTTTGAGAAGCATCTGATGTTTTATAGCATTTGCGACGTGAATGTGCCTTTTTAGCTTTTTGAGGATTTCCCTTACGTGATCGACCGCCGCGACTAGACGCTCTAACATTAATTGATTTTAATCCACAGTAATCCATTTGATTAATATAATAATAGTTGAGAAAATTATTATATTAATCTACCACCATTTTTGTTGTTGGCGTTGTTGTTGTTGGCGAGAGCGACGTTGTTGTCTGCCGGCCTTTTGTTTAACAACACGACCAGTAGCAGACTTGCTGGCAATACCACAGTAAGCCTTTTTGTTTCCAACTGATTCTACCCAACGGCAAGGGAAGTTCTTCTTACCAGACATCTTGCGGCAGTCTTTTTCAGGAAGAGCATTGCATAGAGAACCTGATTCACCCTTTAACATAGGATGTCTCTCTAACATTTGAGCAACTTCTTCAACAACAACTGCCTTAACTTTCTTTGAACCACGTTTACCTACAGCAGAACAGAAAGAACGCTTAGCACCAGAACGATAAGCACAAGGAGCTACGCAGTTTTCACGTGATTTACCACGGCATTCACTAGCACCACCGGCTTGTTTCTTAGAGACACGTTTACCTTTCTTAGTACGCTTGGCTAAAGCAGAAGCTACTACACAACGATTTTTGGGTGAAACAGCGCATAGAGCATTTACCATACTTTCATTGGCTACTTTGCGGCAACGAGAACGAGCATGGGCTTTACGAGAACCTTGCTTAGACTTACGATTAACACTTGAAGCACGAACTTGATGACTTCTTAAATCTCCACAGAGAACAGGCATTTTTTATATATATTGAATACAGATTTTTTTCCAAAATATAGTATCAATATAAATAATAATTTAATTAATATATGAAATGAATTATCCAGAAAAATATAAAAAAGAATATATTTTATTAACTGGTGGAGCAGGATATATTGGTTCTTCTGTTGCTTATTATTTATTATTAAAATCTAAAAATGTAATTATTATTGACAATTTTTCTAATAGTAACCGAAATAATCTTAATAAACTACCAAATCAACAAAACCTATTATCATTCAATATAGATTGTTGTAATATTGCTTCTATGGAACACATATTTATATCCTATAAAATATCTACTATTATTCATTTAGCTGGATTTAAAGCAGTATCAGAAAGTATAGAAAAACCATTATTATATTATCAAAATAATTTAATTAGTACTATTCATTTGCTAAATTTGGTAAAAGTTTATAATATTCCTAAATTTATATTCAGTAGTAGTGCCACTGTTTATGGAAATTTGGAAAGTCCATTATCAGAAGATAATAAAGTTGGATTAGATATTAGTAATCCATATGGTCAAACTAAATATATGATAGAACGAATAATTACTGATGTATCCAAAACTATTGAAAATACACAATTTATTATCTTACGCTACTTTAACCCAATAGGAACTATTAATAATGGTCTTATTACTGATAATCATACAAATAAACCAAATAATCTTATGCCTATCATAATAAATTCAATAATTACTAAAACTAAATTTCAAATATTTGGTTCAGATTATAATACAATCGATGGAACAGCCGCAAGGGATTATATTCATATAGAAGACTTAGCATTAGGACATATATCAGCTATTGATTTTATAAATCCAATAGGTAATTTTGAAATATTTAATTTAGGTACTGGAAATCCACATACGGTCTTAGAAATTGTAAAAACTTTTGAAAAAATAAATAGTATTCAACTAAATTATACAATAGGTTATAGACGTCCAGGAGATTTAGAATCTATCTATTGCTCTTCAAAAAAAGCCAATAAAATATTAGGATGGAAAGCAAAAAAAACTATTGAAGAAATGTGCGATTTTCGTTATTTATTTAAATAGACTGGTTTATTATAAAAAATAATGATAAACTAGTCTTTTTTATCTAATTCTGTATATACGGATAATACACGAGCACTTGGGTCAGATGTATTACCACTCCAACGAGGTAACCAATAATAAGGAATTGTATTACTACGATTAGGATAATATTTCTCAAATATTTTACGATAATAGTAGCTCTCTTTTAATTTGGGTTGTGGATAAAAAGTGTCTCTAAATTCTAAATATTCTTTATCTGTAATTAAACTATCTACATATTCCTGTATAATTTGAAACCAAGATTTTTCTGTACTACTTACACCATCACTAAAGGCTTCCTTCTTACGCCAAAGAATTTCTTCAGGTAATAGATTTAAACCATCAAAAGCCTTACGAATAAACCATTTTTCCATTCCATCTTTAGGTCTTTTCCATTCAGGTGGAACTTTCATATATTGTACCAAAAATTCCTTATCTAAAAATGGAACACGAACTTCCAAACCATTTCCAGCCGTTGATTTATCACAACGCAAGCAATCAAAATAGCATAAATCAGACAATAATCTAACACATTCATCTTGGAATTCGTCATCATTAGGTGCACGATGAAAATATAAATAACTTCCACTCGCTTCATCACTACCCTCACCACTAAATACAACAACAATATCCGTATTTTCTTTAATATATTTACTAAGTAAATACATAGGAGTACTTGCGCGAACAGTAGTAGTATCCCATGTCTCTATTTGTTTAATTACTTCTGGAATAGCGTCCAGCATTTGTTGAGGACTAACAATTACTTCATGATGAATTGAACCAATATGCTCTGCTACTAAACGAGCCTTTGCTAAATCAGTAGAACCTTCCATTCCAATTGAAAAACTATGAATTGGATTAGGAGCATTATGTTTTGCTACAAGAGCAGCAACTAAACTACTATCTAAACCACCACTTAAGAACACTCCAAACGGTCTATCAAACATAAATCTCTTAAATACTGCCTTTTCAAATAAATCACGCATTTTCACTAACTGCTCATCCAAAGTCAAATCATTTATTGTTGGATAATCATAATAATAATATCTAAAATAAGTCTGGTCACAGAAATAAGTTCCTGGTAAGAATTGCTTTACATCAAAAGTATTAGGAATTCCCTTTAGTTCACTACATATACAAATATTACCTTCTCTGTCATTTCCTATATATAATTGTCTAACACCTATAGGGTCTCTGGCAATATATAATTTCTTAATCTCATCATCCCATAGAGCAAAGGCAAAATACCCACTAATTAGTTCCAATGTTCTTTTCATACCAAAAGCTTTGTATAGATGCAATATAACTTCACAATCACTATGTCCATTTGTTTTAAAATTATATTCAGTCTCTAATTCTCTATGATTATAAATTTCACCATTACATATTAAATAATATTTATTATCAAGTATCATTGGTTGATCACCATTTTTAGATAAATCATTTATAGCTAAACGATGAAAACCAAATAATAATCTTTGCTCATCTAATGTAATAAATTTAGTATTATCTGGACCACGATGTTTTGTAAGATTGCAATAATCTACTAAATTAGAATATAATTCGGATGAAATAGACTGTTTTGCTAAGTAAGCAAAAATTCCACACATTGAATGATATTATTTGAATATACTTGAATATTGTATCAATTTTTTATATTACAATTTATTCTTCTAAATCAAAACATAGATAAATATTTTGTTGAAATATGCTTTCGTATTGATAATCTAAATATTCTAATGATAAAAAACATTTTAATCCAGATAAACCAGTAAAATATAGTATCAAAAATCCTATATGTTCACATAGGGAAGTCCCACAACTACAATCAAATGTATTATCATATGTATATTGAATAATGTAATTGATAGTTAAAATACCAAAATGAATAGTATCTTTGTTTTTTATCAAAATGTAGTAACCATTCAAAGTTGGAGAGATGCCTTCAATTTCAAATTTGTTACAATAATTTAATATTTTAGTAAGATGTATTTTTTTAGTTTCATCTAATATAAAATTTGTGTATTTTGGTATTATTTTTAGTAATGTATCTTTTTTTTTAGTCATATATACTAAATAATTATTTACTATATATTTCTAATATAAATTTAAACAAAGTTATTACCTATGCGAAGTTGTTCATCAAGAAGAGCTGCGAAGCGTTCTTGGTCATATTGATAGAGTTTGTAGTTCTTATCAACACCATTGCATGCTATATTCCATTGATTAGTATTATTAGCTATTTCATTATCGGAGAATAATCTTACAATTTCACCTTCAACTACATCAACGGATTCTTTGAGTTTGAAAGTTAAACCAGATAACAGACCAGAATTAATTTCACTATTAACAGCTGATACATATGAACGAGCCCAATCTTCAGGTGAAGCAACAAATAGAGGAGCAGTATCACGGACTACTAAAGAATTAACACCACCAGTCTTAGCTTCAGTTACAATAGTTATTAAATCAAAAACGGCAGCATTTTGATGGTCAATTACAAAGAATGCATCTAAAGTATGACCTACAGCAAATTTATTATTGAATGTAATATCAAGTCTAGAACCTTCTAAATTGACTGATTCATGATTTAATTCAAATTCTTGTAC